TTCCCGCGCGCCTGCGCGGCCGCGGCGGGGTCCAGCGCGAGCGCCTCGCGGCGCTTCCACTCCCGGATCTTCCGCTCCAACGCCCGCTGCCGCTGCTTCGCCGCGTACCCCTCCGGGTCGGCGGCGGGCCGGGCCGGGCGGGACGCGCCGGGCAGGAAGGCGTTCACGTTGTGGGTGCAGTTCGGGTGGTGCAGCCCCGCGCGGCGGGCCTGGTCCAGCGTGCCGGCGACGTCGACGCGGACAGCCTTCCCGCCCGTCACCGACGGCAGGATCACCGTCCCCGTCTGCCCGGTCGTGGAGAGCACCTTCCCCTCCCACGGCCGGCACGCCGGGCACTCCCGCGGGCTGTCGGACACCTCGACCAGCGTCACCCCGGCCGCGGCGAGCTGGTCGACGTGGCCCTGCACCGCCTGGTGCCCGGCCTCGGTCCGCACCGCCATCTCGCAGTAGGCGCCCAGCGACCAGTTCCGGCCCGCCGAGTCCCGGAAGCCCGTCACCCCGACCGACGCGATCCGGTCGAGCACGATCTGCGACGCCGCGAGCCGGGTGACCTTCCCGCCCCGCACCGCGGCGACCCCGGCCTGCACGGCGTCCCGGTAGACCTGCTCCAGCAGCCGCGGCGCCAACCGGATCGACGCCGCCAGCCTGTCCGCGAGCTCCCGCGCCCGCGCCCGGGTCGCCTCCGCCTCGGGGACCTCCCGGGTCTCGCGGCCCGCGTCGAGGAGATCCGAGAGCGCCCCGCCGACCCCGATGCTCCGGGCGCCGACGAGCGCCTCGGTGACCATGTCGACCAGCTGCTCGTCGAGGCCCGCCGCGGCGCCGCCGGCCTGCTCGCGCCACCGCTGCAGCCGGGTCAGGGTCTCGGCCTCCCAGGCGGCGTCGCCAGCCTGGCGGAGCTGGGCGGCCATGCTGGCCAGCAGCCGCAGCTCGAACTCATCGATGAGGCCCCGGACGGGCTCGGCGTACTCGGCGCCGTCGTCAGGACTCGCCGGCATCGTCGACCGGCTCCTGGTTCTCCGCAGGCCCGGCCGGCGCGAACCCGGTCGGGTCCGGGACAGCGACCGAGAACTCGCGGAGCACGGCCTCGGCCTCGTCGTCGACCTTCTTCTCGTCCCAGTCGGGGTGCTGCAGCTGCACCCGGGTCCGCGCCGACGCGGCCTGCGCCTGGAAGAGCAGCTGGTTGGTCCTGGCCAGCTGCTCGGGGTCGGCCTGGGTGACGTCGACGAACTGCACCCCCACCGCCACGTCCGCCGGCGCGCCGAGCCCGAACAGCTCCGAGTCCACGCGCAGCTTCTTCGCCAGGATCCGGGAGAGCGCCGGCTTGAGGTTGCGGATCTTCCGGTCCCGGGTGAGGTTCGAGCGGCGGTCCTTGCTGGTGACCTCGGTCGCGGTCTGGGCGACGTCCTCGCCCTCGCCGAACGTCTGCCTCGAGTAGCCGGTCGAGCGGAGGATGTCGTCGAGGAGCTGCTGCGCGGTCTGCTGGTGCTCGGCGACCCGGATGGTGAACTGCTGCGCGACGATCTCGGACTTGCCGTCCTCACGCGGCGCCGCGTTCACCGTCACGTACACGTCCTGCTCCGAGTCGAACGACGCACCGGCGCCGGGCCCGTTCGACTCGAGCATGTAGGCCGGCACGATCAGCCGGGACTTCGCGAGCCGGATGTCGCGCATCCACGAGCTGTAGACCATGTCGAGCTTGTCCATCAGCGGCTCGACGCCGTCGAGGTCCGATCGGCCGAGGTTCCGGCCGACCGGGTCGTTGCGCCACCGGCGCTGCGGGGTCTGGTTCGGGGCGTGCTCGACGGCCAGGCCGGGGGTGCCTGTGGTGATCATCGCGTCCGCGTCGACCGGCAGGCCCTCGGTGGAGGCGTGCTCGGTGAGGGGGACATTGCGGCCAAGCTTGTCGGGCGTGCCCTCGTAGAGACCGTGGAAGATCACGCCGACGCCCTGGCCGTCGAGCTCGTGGCGCTCGAGGTGGCGGATCACGACCTGGTCGCGACGCTCGACGACCCACCAGAAGGTGACGGCGACGAGTCGGCCCCACCGGAACTCGGGCCAGGCGGCGTCGGCGTGCACCGCGGTGATGAACGACCGCGGCGAGATCGCCTTGTCCCAGGTGACGCGGTAGTAGACGTCCCCGAGCGCGGCGGCGACCTCGGCGCCCTCGGAGAGGCGGGTGATGAGGCCGGCGTTCTCGACGGCGTCGTCGAGCTCGGCCTGGGCGTCCTTGTGGGTGGCGATGAGGGAGGGCGGCTCGGCGAAGAGCATGTCGGCGGAGGCCTGGGCGAGGTCGGCGGCGGCGGGGAGGGGGAGCTTGTCGGAGTCGGCGGCGGCCTGGTTGAGGAGGTTGGTGGTCGGTCGGCCCCACCACATGCGGGCGAGGGCGCCGACGACGCCGCCGCGGTGCTGGGAGACGCGGTCGAAGGCGCGCTGGGTGCGGCCTCGGTAGGTGGCGGCGAGGCGGTCGGGGTCGGCGACGTACCAGGCGTCCCATTCGGCGTGCTTCGCGGCGATGGGGGCGAGGGCCTTGGGGGGCCAGTCCTGCCCGCCGGTGGGGAGCGGCATCAGGCGGCCTCGGCTTCCTCGTCGATCGCGCTCAGGACCGCGATGAGGTACTCCCGGGTCGCCTGTCGCTTCACCGGGCGGCCGAATCCGAGCGTCACCCCGACCGCTTCGGCGAGCTGCTCGTGGGTCAGGTCGTCCCATCGCGACAGCGTGGCGGGTCGCGTCATGCTGCCTCCCTCGGCTCCTCGTCGTGGGCGTCAGCACCCGGCGCAGTGTCGGCAGCGGTCGTGGTCGGGATCTGCGAGCGCCACAGCACCCGCGGCGAGTGCACGGCGTACCGAAGCCCGTCGACCTCGTGGTCGGCGACCTTCAGCGGCTTGTCCTCGCCCTTCTCGGTCTTCTTCGGGTCCCAGGCGTAGCCCGGGATGTGCTCGATGAGCTTCGGGCAGTCCTCGGAGACGACCAGCCGATCGGTGCCGAGCAGCGACGCCACGGTGCGGATCCCGGCGAGCACGTCGTTGTGCGCGTTCGCGACGTTCGTCATCCCGTCGTGGAACAGCTGCATCCGGTACGACGCGGCCGCTGGGTCGACGTACACCCACTCGGGCCGCCGCCACGGCTCCGGCTCGCGGCCGGCCATCCACGACCGCATCAGCCGGGACTGCTCGACGTCCGGCAGCCCGGTCGGCGGTGCCCACTCGTCGAGCACCCACAGCCGCCGCTCCGCCAGGCCGACCAGCAGCCCGCGGGTCGGGTTCGTCGTGCCGTGGTCGACGCCGAGCGACAGGACCCGCTCCATCGGCGGGAGGGCTTTACGTTTCACGACGTGCCGTGAGGGGTCCCACATGTCGTAGACCGCGCCCTCGGCCTGGACCCACTCGCCGAGGATGAACCGGCGGTACCAGAGCCCGACGTACTCCCGCTTGATCTGCGCGACGTACTCCGGGTTGTTGGCCATCAGCCACGCGTTGTCCTCGAGCTGGAACCGGAACACCCGGTAGCCGAGCTCGGCCGCGCGGTCGACGACCTGCCGCTTCACCCAGTGCGCCGGCCCGTCGGGGTTCGTCGTCGCGAACAGCTGCGCCCCCGGCACGCTCATGCGGCCCAGCAGCTGGGTGTAGAACGTCTCGGCGACCAGCGTCAGCTCGTCGCCGTACGCGCCGGCGACGGTGAGGCCGCGGATCACCTTCTCCGCGGACGCGTCGCTGGTGCCGATGACGTGGATGCGGCGGCCGAGGATGGTGCCGGTCGGCGCGCCGGGGGTGTACTGCACCAGCGCGGCGAGGGGCCCGAAGAGGGACTGGTCCTGCAGGGGGCCGAAGACGTTGCGGGCGATGGCTTCGCGGGTGCGGCCGAAGACGACGAGCTCGCCGCCGCCGGGTGCGGTGGCGACGAACCGCAGCCAGCGGAGCAGGCTGCTGATGGTCTTCCCGGAGCGGATGGAGCCTTCCCAGAGGTTGACGCGGGCGTCGGCTTGGGCGCAGGACCGGATCTGCATGGGGGAGAGCGCGAGCCCGGACAGCGACGGGAGGGTCACCGCGCCGCCGCCTGCTCCTGGTCGGCCTGCTGGGCGACGAGGTCGAATTGCTCGAACAGCGCCACGAGCATGCTCTTCGCCGCCTCGACCTCGTCGTCCTTGTCGAGCTGCGCGAGCTTGATCGACCGGTCCAGCGCCACACCGGCCGCCATCATCAGGTTCTTCTTGTCGACCGGCGACGGCTCATCCTGGGTCCACTTCACCCTGCGGAAGTCCTTGCCGCCGTGCGCCACGTAGGTGTGCTCCTGCCACAGCTGCGCCCGCAACTTCTGCGCGTCCTCGAGGAGCTGCAGCTCGAGCTCGGAGCGGAGCGCGGCGGCGTCGGCCTTCCGCGCGGCGGTCGCGGCCTTCACCCCGGGGCCGCGCTCGAACGACAGGCCGAGCTCCTGGGCGTACTGGGTGACGGTGCCGGCGGCGATGCCGAGCTCGCGGGCGATGGCGTTGCGGCCGAAGCCGCGGGCGTGGAGGTCGCGGATGCGGTCGAGCATCTGGTCGTCGACGACGCGGTGGTTGGCCATGTCCGTCACCTCGCAGCGGGGAGAGCCGCGGCGCCTGGCCGGGCTGGACATGACGAACGGGCGAGGTCTCGTCTAGAGACACTTCACCCGTCGACGGACAGTTTGAGCGTGAATCTTCCGATCGTCAAGCGGAAGCGCAGGACGTGGTTCAGACTCCCGCGTGTGGACGCAGAGCAGCGGCAGATGGAGATGATGTTCAGCGCGGCGACGATCGGGTCGTTCGTGATCAACGCCGGGCACCTCGAGTTGACCATCTCGCGCGTCATCGAGTGGATGAACGGCAACCCGACTCCTGGGGCCGTCGGCTCGGAGGTCCGGCGCTTGAACTGGAATCAGCTCCTGACGCGCCTGAAGAGCGACGCCGCCACGTCGCCCATCGGTGCCGATGTGGCCCGGCTCCTCGAGGAGCACCGTGTCGATGACTGCATGAGCCTTCGGCACAGCCTGGTTCACGGGTCGGTCGACATTACTCAGCCGCCTGCGGTCGTCATCGTCCGCCGGTACCGAGACGACCGAGGCGACGTCCTGCAACTCGGGAGCCGCGCGGAACTTGAGGTGATCGGCACCCACGTCGTTGAGCTCAGCCGCGGGCTCGATGGGCTGCTGCCAGAGGAGTACCGACGGAGTGCACCGCGTCAGGACGCTTCGGCGTAGCGGACGGCCTGGATCAGCCGGACCGCGGTCGCACGTCGCAGCCCGTACCGGCCCACCAGGTCCGCC